TCAGGGATTTTTCCCCCAGCAGGCCGCATTTTCCCGTAGGGCATAATCGAGATCAGCCACCTGAATACGGAGGTTTTTCAGTTCAGGGTGGGCGATAAGTTCGGCATAGGCTCCCTGCTGCTGCTCAACTGTGGGCGTCCGCAGGTTCAGGCATTGCTGGCGGATGCGGACCTCGCTGCATCCTCCCAGCAGGGCGATGGCACAGGCCAGAACCAGAGTGCATGGGATGTACAGCCAGAGCGGGCTTTCCTTTTTCATCACTGGCCCTCCTTTCCGTCCCTCAGCTTTGCCAGCAGCTCGTCATCCGTCTGTGGCGCACTGGCTGCGGCCTCGTTCATGCGGGCCATGGTGGCGTTCTGGGCATTGGCCTCAGTCACGTTCTGCTGTTCAGACCGTACACGGGAGGCGTTGCGGCCAGCCCGGTACAGAACCCAGCCGAACAGGGTGAGGGAGGCGATTGTCGCCACCCCGCACCCGGCATAAAGATACATCATGCTGCAGAACTGACCTGCGCCGCATTCGGCACAGGCTTCTTCTCTTTCAGAGCAGCCAGCACATCATGGATGCCCCCTTCCACTTCGGATAGCCCACTCTCGACACGGCTGATGCCAGCGAAGAGGGCGGAGGTGTCAAAGCGATCAGCCAGAAGCGAGGCCGCTTCATCGGAGATGCCGCCAAGAATGGTGGAGGCCAGATGCAGGCGTGTTTTGGTTTTCACGCTCTCGCTGTCGCCCATTGCGCTCTCAATGAGGGAGAACAGGCCGTCAATGACGGAAGAGGCAGTGTTGGTGTCTGACATTGTGATTTCCTTTTCTGTGAGGGATGGGATGGCCGGGTTCAGTCAACCCGGTTTGTGAGGTTCCTTCCCGGCCATGGCGCTCTTTTCCAGAGCATCAACGGCGGTTGGAATGGCAGCGGAGGCGATGGCCCGTGCCGTGCTGTTGTCTGGCAGCAGCAGCGGGATGGCAGCCCCGATGAGGGTTGTGGCCAGGCCGCTGCTCAGCGCTCCTGTTCTTGCTCCGGCCAGACCGGCAATGATGAGGGACAGGCCCTGAAGGGTCGTCGGCTGGCGCAGCCAGTGCAGGGGCTTCATGCTGCGGCCTCCTGCACTCCAGCCACCCTGTCGATCAGCGGGCCATAGGGATTTTTCCCGTTTTCCATGAGGATGATGGCCCTCATAAGACCCGCCACGAGATGTGGCGTGAAGGGGCCGAGCTTCTGGTCCGGTGTGACGCCGAGGGCATGGGACACGCCTTCAATGTAGCTGGCCGTGTCGTTCTCGCTGGGCGGCGCCCATTTGCCGATGATGCCCGCCACCGTGTCCAGACCATCCCTCTGGTTGTAGCGTAGCAGCTGGCCTCGCAGGGCCATCAGTCCGGCTTCCGGCGTTGCGAACACGGCAAAGCGTGGATGAACGCCCTTTTCGAGATGCGCCCCGGCCTGTCCGACATAGTTCAGATTGCCAGGATTGTTGTTGCGGATGCCCCGTACTTCCATGGGTTTACCCTCCGATGTGGAAAATCTTCATGATGATGGCGAGGATGATCCCTCCCGCTCCTGACCCACCGGCAATGAACATGCTGCGCCATGAGTTGCCGTGCCTGACCTGGGACAGTATCTGTTCCAGCATCTGCTGCTGGCTGGCCTGCCTGTCCTTGACAACGGCCATATCCGTCTCGATCTCCCGAATGTCCTTCTTGATCTCCAGCCCTTCGGCACGGGTAAGATACTGGTCATTCATTGAAAAACGCCCTTAATCTTCAATGCGGGACGGCATCTGGGGCCATCGGCCATACACCAGGCGTGTGCTGGCAAGCTGATGCAGTGCTGCCAGATAGGCCTGTGTCTGTGGTCCACCCCGGTTCCGGTAATCCAGAAGGACAAGCTCGGGGTATTTCGCCAGCTCATTGCGGGCATCTTCGCTGATCGAGATCATGCCACTGCGATATTTTTCATCACAGTTGGCAGGGTCGCCGATGTTGGTCTGGTTGCCCGCTGGGCCTACGATGAGATCAGCCATCAGTTGGGGATTCCTTCTACGCTATAGATGATCCATTCCTGCCCGTTTCCGGGCCATGGTCCGACATGCTGAAAGGTGAAGCCCGAACGGGATACGGACTGAACAGCCAGATCTGATGGCTGAACAGTTGTGCCCTTTCCCCAGCTATCAAACAGGACGATGTAGGTCTTTCCTGTGATAATCGGCGGGTATTTGAAGGTCACGCCACCGGGGTAAGTGATCGTGCTGCTATTATAGGCCCCACCATCATCCTGAATGGTCCCGAACAGACGCACGGGGGCCTTGTTGGTGCCGTGCAACGTTGGCAGGCTGGTGATTGTTGCCGAACCTGATGCGTCAGAACCAGATGATGTGCCACCAGAGGGAAGCGCACCAATCCTCTGTCCCAACCCGTCAATGCGCTGGCCAAGAGCCACGTCCGAAGCCAGTCGAATATCAGCTTCTGCCTTCAGGTCAGACTGTTTAACCATACCAGCAGAACTGGCAGCATCAGATGTAAGAAGACCCTGCGCCTCTGGTGGCAGATGTCCACCATCAAAAATCCCATGCTGGGCAGGGGGAACGGCAATGCTGTCTGCAAAAGCCGTGCCGGCCATCAGGGATGCAAAAAGTGCTAGTGTGAAGCGCATGAATGTCCATCTCCATCATCATGACGGACAGATCATCATGCGTTTGTAATTCTGGTGTGTCTTCAGCGCCCATAGGGGTTCCATGTTGGCGATACGAGGAAGCCCTGCCCCTGACTGCGCTGGACAAGCTTTTCATAACGGGCCGTGTAACCGGGATTTATCATGTCCTGAAGGCGGTAGATCACGCCATATTTCATGGCTGCATTGATGCCCGGGAGGTTGCCGAACGGTATCTGCCCGGAGGCAAAGCGGACGAGATCGGCCAGATAGGTGCTGGCCTTCTCGGCATCTGGACTACCTATCAGCTCATCACGGGTCGAGAAGAAGATGCCAGCCAGTTTCGTCAAGTCGGAAAAGGTCGGACCCGCCAGTGTTTCCAGCACCGTGTTCCCCATGCGGCTCATCTGGCCGAAGAGGAAGTCCCCATAAATCCCTGCACCCCCGCCCTGGGCCATGGCCGACATCCATGTGCGGACATCACCTGCATCCCGTGGCTCTTTCCCGGCCAGTATGGCCTTGGCCTGCATGGCGACATAGCCCAGCACGGTCGTGGCGGCGATCATGTGGATGACACCGGGCAGGTCCAGCCCGTTGCGCTGTACCTCACGCTGATAGAAGCGGCGGATATGTGAGGCCGGGAAGCTCTTGAACTGGAGCATAAGCCGTGCGGCCTGTCCGAGCAGCGGGTTCACGTCATCCAGCCGGTTGCTGAACGCACGGAATTTTGCCTGCGTGCGGACATCCGGTTCCGTCATGCCCTCCCGTGTCTGGTCGGTGATGTAGGCATAGAGCTTTCTGGTCAGGCTGTCCCGCACGTCATCGGCTGTCTGTCCTTTCTCGAGGAGGGGAGCCACGGCATCGTCAGACAGGCGTCCCATCTCGCTGGGCAGGATATGGTCTTCTCCAGCGGCTGTCCGCACGGCCTGCCGCATCACATCCCATTCCGGCTGGGTGATTCCGAAGCGTTGCAGGCTGGCCCGCAGCTTTCCATCAAGGGCCTCATGGGACAGACCGGCATTCCGCCCCAGATTGTGGGAGAGCATCATGCCGACGCCCTCGGACAGGCTGTCCGTCCAGTATTGCAGCCCGTTGATGCGGTAGAACTTGTTGATGAGGTCGCTCATCTTTCCCAGTGGCGCATCATTGGCGGAGAAACGGCTCATGACGGATCCAAGATGCCCCTGCAGCCCCACGCCCAGCAGCCGGGCGATCTCTTTGCGCTCTGCCGGGTTTTTGCTGCTCAGGCCCGGCGCAAGGGCTTTCAGGCTGTTCCAGTAGCTTTCCAGCAGCGGGACGCCATTGTGCCTCAGCACGGCGGCATTGATGGCCAGATCGGGCAGGGAGGAGATCATGACGCCGCCCAGTTTCGTGATCTGGTTCCACGCATGGGCGTAGGCCCCGATGGTTTCCACCGTCTTGTTGGCCGGCTGTCTGGCCCGGCCTGTCACGATGTCCAGCAGGGCACTGCGCTCCAGCCTGCGGAGCCTGTCCACCATTCTGGCATCAGCCCTCTCACGGGCGGCCTGCACGCTTTCCTCGATCATGCTGCGGAACATGTTCTCAGGGTTCGTGCCCAGATCGCCCATCACGGCAGCGTTGCGTGCACCGCTGATGAGGCCCTTGAAGATGCTGTCCACCACATGGCCCTGGCCGAACTTCCTGTTATAGGCCAGCCAGCCATCAGCATCCCTGAAGTGCAGCACACGGTTCTGGCTGACCTTCTTGGCTTTGTTGGATGTGCCTTTGAAGCCGGAAAGCCAGTCCCGCCCGTTGGCATTGTCATGCTCACCGGTGGAGAGGTTAAGCCAGACATTGCGGAGGAAATCTTCCTTCGACTGCTTGGCGGGCATCATCTCGAAGGTACGGTCATCCAGCAGGGGGAGGATGGTGTCCCGCCAGTTCTGGTAGGCCCGGTCCGACCCGTCGCCCCGTATCTTCCACATGTCATGGCTCTGGCGGGTGACGTAGTGGTCCGCCTTGCCAATCCATGCGCCTTGCTTATTTTGCATTAGCCGCACGGTGTCCTGATAGCCGGACAGGATGCGGGCGGCTTCGGCAGCCAGCCTGTTGCCTGTTGGTTCCCCGGATTCCGGGTCATCAAGCCGCCACATCTCACGGGCCACATCGGCATCAAACTGTTCATCACGTTTCAGCAGTGCCCTGAAGACGCCCGCCTTTTCCAGATCGTGCATGAGAGGGCCGAGAAGCTGGGCAGTGCGGGCGTGGCTGCTGGCATCCACGGAGAGAGCGGCACCATTCTCCCCGGTCTGCTTCCCGGCAAGGATGCCTTCAAGGGATGCTGCTTCATCGCCGGGCACGATGCGGCGGCGCAGGGCGGCACGCACGATGAGGTTCTTCTTGCGGGCATTGGCCTCTATGATGGCAGCCAGACGTTCCTCATCGGCCATGCGGGCACCGGCCTTCTCCAGTGCCTCCCGTGGGGACAGACCCTGCTTCATGTAGCGTCCGGCTTCCTTCTCCAGCCGCCCGAACATCTCGTCAAGCTCTGCCCTGGACATTTCACGGCCAGCGGCTTTCTCGGCTTCGTTGTAGCACGGGTTCTCGTGGGTCATGGGGCTTTCCTTGTAAGGCAGGCGGCGGCGGAGGTGAGGGCATCGGCATTGCCATCGGAGAGATCCTTTTCACGGCGGATCTCTGCCAGCTCTTCGGGGCTGATCTGATCGCCCAAGGCGGCAAGCTGCCGGTCGATCTGGTCGGAATAGGACTGTGCTTCGGTGATGGCTTGACTTTTCGGGGCAGTATTTCCATTGTCAGAGGAGCTGCTGTGGCGACTGCTGGTATACACGCCATCACTGCCGGATTTTTCAGGTGATGGCGGGGGAAGGTCGGCACTCTTTTCGGCAGGGTGCGACAGGTTGGGGCGGCTTCCGTCCCATAGCAGCTTTCCTTCTTGATTTCTGTCTTCTTCAGTAGCTAGAGTACCGGAAGACACTTCTTCAGCCCCGACAGTCGCTGAAGGTTTTTGGTCATCGGGCATGTGGCCAGCCGGATTTAGGGGATGATCTTGCCCATTACGGTCTGAAGGGGTAGTGCGACGCCCTTCCTGAAGAAGTGTCTTCTTGTTCAGATAACCTGACTTGAACGGTGCGGCTGTTTTGACGAGGTAATAGCCGTCTTCTTTTTTGAGTTCCGTGACAGTGGCATCATGCTTTGCGCTGCTGGTGTTTTTCTCACCACGGACGATGATGAAATATGAGCCATTCCGTTCATCCAGCCTTACCTCATTTGCATTTTTCAGAATATGGCTGATGTAGCTGTCGGCATCGTCAAAACCTGATGCTTTCAGCTGGTGTCCATGCCGCTCCATGATGTGATGGCGGCCCGTAGCGTAATAGACCGTCTTTCCATCCTTCTTGTATGGTGTGTGGGCTTTTTCACCATCACTTATGAGAACTGGCCAGTCCGGAACGCCCTCAATACCGGAAGGCATCCGTCCGACCATGGCCGGGTTATTCCCTGCCGCTGAAAGGTCCAGATGCTCAATACCGCTGGTCGGGAGTGGGGAAACATCCTGGCCCTGTTCCGGGCTGGGAGCGGCTTCTCGCTGGGCAGACAGGCCTGCACGGCTCTGCGTGACCTCATGATCTTCATGACCATGGAGGTTTCTCATGATGGCTTCTGCCGCATCCTGCTGGATGGCATCAAGCCGCTGCCTTGCGTTCTGATAGGCCTCTTCCACATGGCCATGCCAGCTGGCGTCGTGGCCTTTTCCCCGTTCTGCCTCGATGAGGCGCAGGGCCTGCTCAACGGCATCTTCCGGGCTGTCCTTCTTCAGGATGGAGCCAGCGAGATCGTAAAGGTCCAGCCCCTCAAGGCCTGAATCAAGATGCTGGGCATAGAGGCCCAGACGCTGGCGGGTGAGGGCATGGAGAAGCTCCTGCTTTGCCCCGATGCGCTCCATGTGGGTGGCACGGCCATGGTCCAGCATGTCCGCATACCGCTCCCATGTGGCATGGCCGGATACCCGCAGGGCATCCTCCATGGCGGCATCGGGGTGCAGGCCGGACAGGATGGCCTCCGTGGCATGGGCATGCTCTTCCGGCGTGAGGGTGATGTCTGTCGCCCGGGCAGCTTCATCGGCATCGTCGGCAGCCTGTTCCCGGTGATGTTCCTCCAGGGCGGCAGTATCCGTTCCGTTTCCGGCCAGCCTGCCATCAGGGAACACCTTACGCCCGTGGCTTTCTTCCACCATGGCATCCAGAAGGTCGCTGATGTCGGCATCGGGCCTGAGATAGCCGTGCTCTATGGCCCGTTCCCGTGCCGTATCCAGAGACATGCCCCCATTGCGGCGCACAAGGCCGATGCGCTGGCGGTGGATGTCATTGGCCCTCAGCTCGCCGCCTTCATCCAGCACCCCACCGTGGTGGGTCAGGAAGGTGAAGAGGGATGGAGCTGATGGCGGCTTCCCGGTCGGCATGGCAGGCTGGGGCGCAGCAGCGTCTGGCGGCTCCGGCTCATCATCGGGACGCTCATACAGGGCCGCTTCATCCAGCGTGTCAGCATGGCTCTGCCGGAGCTGGGAGAGGTCATCAGCAATCCTGTCCCGCAGGGGAGGCTGAGACACCGTTTCATCAGGCTCGGCACCATGGCCGGCCATGGTGCGGTCAAGCTCGTCTCTGGCGTTCTGGACCTCATGGATGGTCAGCAGACTCTCGGCATTGCCGGGACTGTCGCTGGCCATGGAAGCGAGACCATCGGCCAGTACCTGCCCCCTGGCACTGGTTCCGGCCCGCTCGAGACGCCGTCCAAAGGCATGGCCCAGACCATGCAGGCCACCCCCCATGATGCTGCCGAAGCCTATGTCCCGGAGGGCCTGACCCATGCTCCAGTCATTGTGCTCGTCACGGTCCAGATACATGTTGAGCGGCTCGAGGGCCGCCATGCCGATGGCTCCCTGGCTGGCACCCTGCACCACACGTCCCGGCAGGCTGCTGGAGAGGGCCGCACCGGCACGGCTGTTCAGCCTTCCGGCACTGAGCAGGCCGCCTGCCACACGCTCCATGCCCAATCCCTCGGCACGGGCGGCGGCACTGCCAAGGACAAGGCTGATGCGCTCCTCCCCAAGGCCCGGGATCAGGGCGGCGACATAGTTGATGGGGTCCAGAAAGGCAGGGGCAGCCCCGGCAACGGTATTCAGGGTGCCGCTGATTATGCCGTCAGGCCCGTTGAGGATGGTGTTCTGCCGGATGAGATCAGCCTGCTTCTCATCATTGAGGGTCTGGGCAAGTGCAGAAGAAACAGGCCTATCGAAATTGAGAACGCCCCTGATGCCATAGCGGGCATTGGCATCTTCCGGGCTTAGGGTATCGCCTTCGGTGCTTTTCGTCTCATGGCGCAGCCAGTCACCGATGCGGACGACCGGCATGTCATTGATGCCCTCCATGACGGATGCACCAAGCGACTGGTCGAGGGATGACTGCTGCCCTGCCAGTCCTTCATCCTGAACGCTCCTGAGCGTGTTCAGCCCGCCTGAAAAAAGTGACATATGCCCTCCCTGTGGCGGGAGAGCATGTCAGGGGTTTGTAATTCTGGGGTATCTCAGCTCCCCAGCTCCACATCCACGCTGATGCTGGTGACGGTCACGGGGAGAGGCTGGTCGGTCTGGAGGATGAAGCTGCCCTTCTGGGTCCAGTTTGGTGTTGGTATCCGCATGGTCAGGCCGGAGATGAGGGCGGGACCGGTGTCTTTCTTCTGGTAGGGATTGAGTGCTGACGGCCCGGCGGCGGCACCCTGACTGTCAAGCCCGTGGAATGTCTTCCCTCCGTCGGTGGAGACGCTCAGGCCGGAGCTGTTGTAGAGCGAGGCATAGACCTTGCTGACCCGCTTGCGCCGGGCGAACTGTGGAGGGTTTCCGAGATCCAGCGGCAGGGTGACGGCCCGTGCATGGATGGGCAGCCCGACCGTGACCACGCTGCCGGGCCGTGGCAGGGTGAGGGTGCCGTCATTCCCCACCGTCAGCCCCGTGAAGCCCCGCCCGTCAATGCAGGCTGACACGGTTGCTCCCGCCAGATGCCCCAGCCCGGATACGGTACCGGTTTCCTTCCCCTCATAGCGCAGGCCGCAGTCCACAAACCATGAGCGGGTTATGTCATCATTCTCTGCGCCCAGCTGGCGGGACTGGATGCGCTCGATGGTGTAGCTCTGCCGCCCGGCAAGGCTGCGCTTCACCACCACATAGGGCGTGTCCTCGATGGCACCGTAGCCATTCTCCTCCGGCACGACCGCAACGGACTGGAAGGCCCCGCCCTCCGTCCTGTGCTGGTGCCATGCCATGACGTTCTGTTCCTTCAGGTAGGTCATGCCGAGCATCGTGCCGTCCGACCGCACGGCCCAGATCAGGTTGAAGGGGAACTGGGCGAAGGACCAGTCGGAGATCGTGTAGCCATAGAAGAGATGGTCAGCCAGGACGGAGAGGTCATTGCCCTGATAGATCTGTGCGTACCAGTCATATTGCAGGTCACGGATATGGCTGCCCTTGTTCTCGATGAACAGCACGTCGGTATTGATGGGCAGGGGCTGCACGTCCGAGCTTCCCACGAACATCTGCGGTATGGCGGTGAAGTTGGAAGGCGTGATGGGCGTGCCGGTCTGGCCGCCGGAGATCTTCCAGATGCCCGTTCCGGTGAAGGCAAGTAGGTCGGCCATCGGCACCAGATGCTTGATGGTGTTGACCTGCTGGCTGGCGATGGTGGCCGTTATGGCATCATCGGAGACGACCGGCGTGTGGATGTCGAAATTGGTGTAGTTGGCAGAGCGGCTCATCCAGACGGTCTGGGGATAGGCGAGCGACCCTGCGAAGACACGCCGCTGCTGGAAATAGGTGACGGAAACCGGGTTGTTGCTGCCATTAAAGGGATTGCGGTGGGCAGGCGGCCCATTCTCTGTATCGGGTGCATAATTCACGTCATCGAAGCTGAGGGACGTGGTGTTGCCGATCAGCCCCCACTGTCCGGCAAAGCGGCGATAGACGTTGTAATAGTCCGCTCCCGTCACGGCAGGCCATGAGAGCGTGTTGTAGTTCCCGTAATTCGTGTAGTAGCCGATATTGTAGTTGGTCACGAACCGCCCGACCTCCACGGGAACCTGTGACGTGACCGTGCTGGTTTTGCCAGTTGCAGGGTCTGTGACGGTCTGGGTCTGGGTGGTCATTTCCGTCTGGGAGGGGGCCAGAGTGGCGTTGCTCTCCGTGTTCCTCTCATTGGAGACGGAGGTGACGGCATATTCATACGTCACCTTTGATACGCCGGGTGTCGTGCCCGTATTGGCAGCATTGCCTTCCACGGCAGAGGCCACGAGTGCAGAAGGGGCCTCTATCCCGGCACTGTAGGAGATCACATCCAGCGTCCAGTCCAGCTCCCCATGGCGGGAGAGGTTCATGGCCGGATAGCCGGAATGGGTCAGGGTCATCACGTCGGCAGATTGGGCATGGCGCAGCCAGAAGGCATCCCCGATGCTGTAAGGCGTGGCCAGCTCGTAGGGGCTGCCATCGGCATTGGCGAGATAGGCCCCGTTGCTGATGAAGCGGAGATAGCGGTCGCCAAACTCCAGCACATAGGACTGGGTATTGTTGTAGATGAAGGCGATCAGCTTCGGTGGGGGACCGGAGGCATCGGCCCTGGATGTGCCGACATACTGCGTGCCGGGGCGGTTTGAGATGCCGCCCTGCACATGCACGAAGACGTTGGTCAGTTCTGCGGCACCGGAATGCCATTTCTCCATGTCGGCCCTGTATCCGACCAATGGAGCCATCACGCCGCCGCTGAAGGAGCTGAACCATGTCAGCCCGACCTGCGGGCCAGACGGAGCCTGTGCCATCAGTAGCGCTCCTGATCGACTGACCAGTTTATGAAGACGTCACTGACTGGAGCTGCGGCACTGGATATCGTGAACGTTCTGCCATCCACACCGGACACCCAGAATGACCCTGCGCCAGCAAGTGATGAGGACATGGATATCTGGATGCGGTTTTTATCGACCACAGGACCCATGTCCGTTGCAACCGAAACCGACATCTGTCCCGCAGGGAATGAGACAACACCACGGGACTTTGTAGCCCAGTTCTGGCACCCGGTGATCGTACCCCGTGCCTGGCTGGAAATCTGTGCTCCTGCCACGACGTTGGAGTTCAGGTTAAGCCCAGCGACATAATAGTTCAGACAGCCTTCATCGAGAACCAGCCCGTAATCCTGTGTCGGGATGCTGTTCTGGGGACTGGGACCTGAATTGCCACCGATGATTGAAAACGTGTCGCAGTTGACGTAGATGCCATGCGCTCCCCCACGGCTTAGCCTGCCGTTATTGTTCACCTGCGGGTTGACGATGGTGCCCCCCTTTTCCATCACGAGGGAAAAGCCAATTCCGCCGCAATACTGCACACGGGGATTCGTAAATACGAGGTCCCAGATATTCGCATTCCCGTTTCCAGCATCGATCTGGATACCGGGTGGATGAACGCCGGAGCTGTCGGCTGACAGGCCGCAATTCGAAATCCAGACGCTCTCGAAGTCGATGTCGGAAACCTGACCAGCTGGCTGGTAGCACAGTATGCCCTGTGCCTGCATGGTGTCGCCACCTGTGCGTGATACCCAGCCAGATGTTGCGGTCTGATTGAACTGGGGATTGAAATGGTGCCCGATGACGCCTGAACCTATATCTATGTCATCCACATAGAAGCCTGAGACGTTCGAATAAAGGATGGCCGCAATGGTTGTGTTGTAGGCCGATCCACGCTTTATCCAGACATTCTGGACGACATTGGCCTTACCTCCATCGCCCAGAACAATCCCATAGGCTCCTGAATTTATTTCGGGCTCGATGATCGAGTAGTTGAACTGGGTTGTCCATGCGAACAGTCCATAAGATGCCCACATGTTGCGCCCGAAGACCATGCACTCGCTGCGGTAAGAGTGGCCGCCAGTCATTTTTATCCCGAAACCTGCCGTTTTGGCGACAGTCGAGTAAATGCAGCCGCAGCTGACTTCCTGCCCTGACTGCGCTGTGGCCGATGTGCAGATCACATCTGCGGTGGCACTGTCGGTGACCCAGAAGGTTGCGTTTTTCCCGGCTCCCAGCAGTCGCACGCCATCACGGGAGGGCAGGGTGAGGGTGTCCTGCCCGAAGCGGTAAATGCCGGGAGGAGAGAATATGCGATCTGCCACCTGCAGGGCGGCATCATGTGCCAGATAGTCTATTTCCTGTGTCAGCGCCGACGCACGGGGGAAGATTGTGCGCCATTGGGCCAGTGACCATCCCGTCGTGTCCGTGCCCAATATTTCCGTCGTTGCGCTGAGAGTATGACTTTTCCCGTCACCGAAAGCCCCGAACATCCTGACAGTCAGCCAGTCGGAGAAATGCCCTGCGACTGACCGAGGGATGACTGCACCCGAGGGGACAACTGTTGTCAGGCCATCAAGTGAGCAGCCTGAAATTTCGCCATTTTCCACAGAACCGGCAGACAGGACCCCGCCTTCGCCATCAAGCTTCCGTGACCACCATGCAAGCCATTCGTCAACTGTCGGAATATAGTCCCTTTTCCAGCCCGGGTGGGTATTCTTCCCAAAAGCAGGATTTCTCTGGCTCATGTGTCATACTCCCCCGACTCATCAGAGGCGGCAGCGTTAATTGTGGTTGTATGATGGGGGCGACGCCAGCCAACGGGGCTGCTGCCAATGGTCAGGATTCCAATGCGGCCATCAGGCGTATCAGCTGGGATGTATAGGTAATCATCCTCGGCAATATCCCGTGTGGTCAGGCCGGTCGGGATGACGCCATTTTTGCCCATGGGAGGCGCATAGGGAGACGCAGCCGGGGAAGGAGGCTGGCTGCCCCCTGCCACATAGCCAGCATCCAGCGTATTGCTGGTCTGATGGATGTGATGCCCACGGCCCAGGCCAGAGAAGCGTACATCCAGCCAGTCCGGCATGGTCTCGGTGCTGACGACATCCACACGCTGGTCAGCCAGGCAGGCCCGTTCCACCTCACGGCTGGCCTCCTGCTCCACGGCAGCGATAGTATTGCCATCAATGCCGAGCGTGGTGGCGATGGCAGATGCAAGACAGAGCCAGAAAGCCCGACGGAAGGCGGCTGGCCAGTAGTCGATGTCCACGTTTCGGGTGATGTAGGTCACGCTGACGGTCTGGCTGTCTGTCAGGATGACAGGGCGTAGCACTGTGCCCCCAGCCTTGCCCATGCCCTCGCCAAAACTGTCCCGCCGGTCGAACATCTTCATGCGCTGGTCCACGGGGCTGACGGTCTTTCCGTCATCGACCCGCAGAACCCGCACGCTGTCCTCCGGCATGAGGATTTCATACCGCCAGAGAGGGCTGTCACTGGCCACAGCCGTGCCTGTGCCCACGCAGCGGGGCCACTGCCATGTGTAGGCTGGTCCGCCAAAGCTGGCCGGATGGGCCAGCAGGCCGAGCAGCACGTCGTCATAATAGGCGGCGCAGACACTGGCTTCCACGGACCCATCATCAAACGCCGTGATGCCGCTCTGGGTGCCGAGGCGCATCAGTGCCCGCCTGCACAGGTCAATGGCTGTCGTCACTGGCCTTACCCTTTTGTGGCTGTCTTCTTGCCAGCCTTCTCATCGGCAGCCGGTTCATCAGTCTGGGGAGGCGTACCGTCAGGACGGGTCAGGTCTTCCTGAAAGGCCCGGCTGGTCACGTCCCTCCGGGCCAGCTGGCCAGCCTTTTCCTTGGCGGAACGGGCCTCATCATCCAGCGGCTCCAGATTGAAGCCGGGGATGCCTGCATAATCCACTTCCTCACCAACGGTCAGAAAGTGACCGTTGATGAAGCTGTTCTGGATGACACGATATCTTGCCATGATCGCCTCACGCCACATAGTTCTTGGGGTAGGCGATCTGGGCGGGAACATCGAGATTGATGCCAGCCGTCACCGTGCAGGATGTCATGGCCTGTGCCGGGTTGTAGGTCAGGCGCATGTAGCGGTAGGGCGTGTTGGAGAAGGCCGGTTTGGCCCGCACGGCAAACGGGCTGCCCGGCCCGATGAGGGATAGGTCGATGCCCGGCAGCTCCTCCAGCGTGTTCCAGTTCTGGTTGTCCGTGGAGACCTGAATCTTCACATCCAGCCTGCCACTGTTCGGAGAGGGCGTGTTGGGGAACTCGACCCAGACCTTGAAGCCCTCGGTCGGCCCGAAGTCACGTGCCTGTGAGAAGTCGATCACGTTGGTGGAGGGTGTGTCCTGCCCGACGGGAGCCTGTGTCAGGTCCTGGGCGTTGGAGAAATTGAGAAGTCTGTCGGTAATCATGATGCAGCCCCTTACTGGATGGTGTCTTCAGTGTTCATGATGGCGTCCACCACACGGATGGGGATGCCACGGAAGCGCAGTACCGGCTTGCCATCGAACTGGTCCTGCGTGAGCAGCACGTTGGTCTTGTTCATGGCCTGAATCGACAGGGCAGAGGCAATCGTGCGGTTCACATAGAAGACCGGGCGACCGAAGGAGAGCGGCGTACCGCCCGTAGCCCGTGTGGCGGACTGCACGTTGGAGGCGGAGCTGGGCATGGTCGGCGGCTTGAAGCAGGCTGCGGCCATCAGGGCGATCAGGTTGGCTGCATCGGGACCAGTGAGCTTTGACACGTCGATGTTGCCGATGCGGACGAAATAACGCCAGTCACGGATGGTCAGGCCGCAGTCCCATTTGTAGTGCATCTGGTAGGCCTGATACGGGTTGCCGTTCTCGTCCAGAATGGGCGCATCAGTCGTGACATCCTTCTGCTGGAGACCTGCAACGGATCCTTTCGGGAAGATGCCGAAGCCCGCTGTAGGCCCCCAGCAGCAGAGCCAGATGGAGGTGTTGGTGCTGCCACGGCCACCCGCATCCATCACGTTGGCAGCGGATGGTGCCTTGCCGGTATCCAGCGTGTTGAAGCGGGGAGAGAGACCTGTGAAGGCCGCAACGTCCTTCTGCTCGTTGCCGTAGAACAGGGTGCGGGCCATCTGCTGGTTCATGCCCTCAAGGAAGGCGAGGTCTTCAGACAGGCGGAAGGCGGCGACATCGCCTTCCAGATTGGCGAGGTCCTTGTCGATGGTGGAATAGGTTTCCAGCATCCCGCATGTGTCCGTCACCTGTGCGGTGGTGGACTTGCCACGGGGCACACCGTAGTTGAGCATACGCCATGTGGCGGCTGGCAGGCCCGTGCGGACGGTCGTCTTGTTGCCGGTCGGCAGGTTGCCTTCCTTCCAGATGAGGTCGTCCAGAATCTCGTTGGTCTGGGAGAGCAGGTTGACGGTATCGGCAATGCCACCATTCGGGTCACGGCGGGCGGCCCAGTCGGCCAGTGTCAGAAATGTGCTGCTGTTGAGCGACATGGTTCAGTTGTCCTTGTCAGTTGGAGCCATAACGGCGGCGGGCGATGGCCTCGTAGCTGTTGTCTTTCAGCTCGCTGGCGGGTTTCCCCCGGTCTGGCGTCTGTGCAGCCCCCAGGGCCTTGCCGATGGCATTGAAGGCATGGATGACGGCAGGGTGATTGCCCGCCCCGGTCTCGACCAGAGCCTTGCGGAGGGCGTCTTTCTCGCCCCCGAACTGGCTGAAGACATGGGCCACGTTCTGCATGACCTCGGGTTTCAGGTTCTCGCCATCGGAAAGCGTCCTGTCCTTCAGGGCCGTGTCCCGCCAGCCCTGCTGGATGGAGGCGTGCTGTTCGGCAAGCCCGGTCAGGCGGTTCTGGAAGAACTCCAGCCCGTGTTTCGTGATGGCATCGAACTGCTCCTGAGACAGCCCATGCTCACGGGCCAGAGCCTCGTAGGAAGACAGGGCTTCCTTGTCCATCTCCATGCCCTCGGGCGGGGTGAACTCGTATTTTTCGGGTGCCTTGGGTCTGTCTTCGCCCTTGGCATCTTCATTCTCTGCCGGTTTTTCGGCAGGTTTCTCGCCAGAAGCGGCTGTATCGCTCTTTTCGCCAGACGGGGCTTCATCGCCCATCAGGCTGGTGTTGTCTGCCGCTTCTGTCGTGGTCTGACCGGCCCCGGCATCAGTCGCCGGTGCATCAGATGTCGGGGTTTCCGATGGCATACATGCACTCCATCATTCGTGATGGAGGCAAGCGTGGCAGCCGTTTGTAATTCTGGTGTGTCTTTATTATAAGAGAATTTCACGTAAGCATATAGCAATCATTGGGAGATCGTTTATATGACGGCATCCAGAAAAACTATTACATTGCCTAGTAATTTTAATATGTTCAGTATGAGGGAGTTTTTGGGAGAGGTATATTTAGAGGGTAATGAATGTATTGATTTTGACCTATCTGCATGCAATTTTATAGAACCGGTTGGTATGGTAGCACTTTCGTGTTTAATTGAATTGATGAAAGTTAAAAATATTGAAGTTAATACTATTAATGGGTCAAATGATTCTTTAAATTATTTAAAAAGGATGGGTTTTTTTGATGTGTTAGGTCTCGATGGACCTTCTCCTGTTGGGGAGTATCGTCCTCCTAATGGTCGTTTTTCATGTTTAAAAAGAGTAGGAGACGATAATGACACTGATGATATCACGCACGCGATAGTCGATACATTAGGGTTGGATTCCTATGGTGATGAATGGCGGACTGTATCTTATATTATAAGTGAATTAATTAACAATGTTTGTCATCATTCTCGATCATATGGATTCGCTCTTGCTCAATATTATGAAAAAACAAATTGTGTTAAAATATCTATAGGTGATCCTGGAATAGGATTGAAAGAAGCCTTAAGAGAAAGATACTATGATGATGTTAAAACTCATGGAGATGCAATAAATAAAGCTCTTGAGCCTCTTATTACAAGCAATCCTCCTCATTTTGGGCAGCCGGAACGGCGTAACCGTGGCGTAGGACTTTCAATGGTCCACCGTCTCGTTATGGAAAGCAGGGGAAAATTACAGATATATAGTGGTACAGCAATGTTAAATGGTAATGATATGTTCAGCGGGCAGCCAATGTGGCAAGGAACGTTGGTTAGTGTTCGTTTGGAAAGGGGGAAGATTTCAGCTGATATAAAAAAGTTTATTGGTGAAATGCTCAATAAAGGTGCTAGTGAGATAGAGTAGGGTCGCTTTAGGGAATCACGATCATGTACACACTGAAGCTGTTTCGTGGGAATCCTTTTTTGGGGGGACGTCAGGTAGCGTTTGAAGTACGAACGAGGGCCATCGAGTTGCTTAAGGATGAGACGGCGTCAGTATGTCTTGACTTTGAGAGCGTTCGCGGTGTGTCCCATAGTTTTTCAGATGAACTTCTATCACCTCTAGCAGATGAATTAGGGGATATACTCAAGAAGCGCGTTGTTATTATGAATTGTGATAAAAAAGTGCAGGATGATTTGATGGGAGTTGCAAAATTACATAGTTTGACGCTTCCTAGGTTTGAATCTGTTTAATCTCACTGTTCCCTTGATTTGCATCTGGCGTGAAGGGGCACCCACCAAGGTGCCCCAAAATCCCCGCTATGGCGAGGAACACATCCCGTAGAATACTACTTTCTCATAGAGCCCCGTTCGGTCGCAGCCAATTCTTGATCCTGATACCAGTCAGGCGATCAGGCCCATACCGTCCGGCCATGATGTCACTGCGCTGGACAACAATCGGGTTCCCATCCTTCCCCTGTAGGTACTGCCATTCTCCCGGCACTGTCTTGCTGGGGATGGCGAGGCTGTAGCCGCTGTTGTCCGACACCGAGACCCACTTGCCGGATGCTCTGGCATTGGCCAGCACCTGCTCGTTGGAGAGCTTTTCACTGACGCCGGGCAGTGGCCTGACCGAGACATCATCAGGCCTCAGCTGCGATAGGAATGCCGCAAGAGATGCCTGCGTCGTGTCCATCTCGCCCTTCGGGGTCCGCAGGTAGCCGGACGTGTCATATTTCAGGTCCACCATGTCCTTGCGGGCCTGCGCCAGGGCGTCATTCACGTTCATGCCTTTGCCCATATAGCCCAGAGCCTGCATCTTCACCGTGTCGTAGAAGTTCCTGTAGCTGGCTGGTCCGCCCTGCTGGAGGAGCATGGTCTGGCGCAGGTCGGCCAGACTGTTGCCCACAGGGTCGTTGCTGGCCGTGGCATTGAGTTGGGCTGCATCAGGCCCCGCCAGACGCTTGAGGTCATCCGTCCCGGTCTGGATATTGCGCTGGAGAACGGCCCGTGCGGCTCCCTGCTGTGGCGTGTCCATGTCGGCAATGACCGCATAGGGGGCGGGCAGGCCCTTCTGCACCAGCTCGTCCAGAATGCCATTCCATGCCTTGCCGTAATGCTGCTTCATTCCGTCCATGATGGGGGCGATTGCCTGTTTTGTCGGGTCGATGCCCGAAAGCCCGGTGATGATGCCATGTGCCTGATCGTCCGTCAGATAGCGGGGGCTTGCCACGCCCATCATCTGCTGCACGGCCCGCAGTTTCCCGGCATAGGCCTCAAAGGCTTCCGGCGTCTGGTTCTGCTGGTAGTCCTGCCATGCCTGCTGCACGGATGGGTTCCCGGCGGCATAGCCTGCCGGGTCATCCCTGAGGGCCTTCGCCCGTCTGGTCATGGCAAGCTGGAGATGGGCATTGATCTGGGCACGGGTGGTATAGTCGTCCACACTGGCATCGCCCAGAGCAGCCTGCGAGGCCTGCATGTAGGCCCCGACCTGCGCCGGGGTGGCCCATTTCAGGGCATTGAGGGCCAGCCCGGCCTGCCGCCTCTCATTCAGGCCGGAGACGATGCGGTCTGCCTCATCAGGCTGGTAGAGTGACCTGATCTGCTGTTCTGGCACCTGATCCTGCGTGTTGCCGTTCATGTAGGCGGCGGAGAGGTCATTGATCTGCCCATGCAGGGACGCCCTAGCATCCCGTGTCTGGGCCTCCCACAGCGCATTGTTGTGCATGGCCCGGGACATGGCGTGATCTTCAATTTCCTGCCCATAGCCACGCTCCTTCGCCACCTGATGGATCTCCGCCAGCTTGGAGGAAAGGTCAGGAGGCGTGGCGGACGGGGCGGGAACATTGCGGGAGAGGGCGGAGGCCACCCGGGAGACATAACGCTGCGTCTCGGCATAGGGTATGGCCTGCACGAACTGCTCGTCACTGATGGCCCCGGTGCGTGGGTCGCCATACTGCTTCAGCCATCTGTCCACCGTTCCCGGCCCTGCATTGTAGGCGGCACAGGCCAGCGTCTGGTTGTTGCCGTACCTGTCGCAGAGCTGGTGGAAATAGGCCTGCCCCAGCGCACGGTTGTAATTCTCATCATGCAGGAAGCGGTTCTCATCCCACGGGATGCCGATGCGCCGGGCCGTTTCTTCTGCCGTGGCTGGGAGCATCTGGGCTATGCCGATGGCACCCTTGCCAGAGGTGATGGTGTTGCCATCTTTATCTTTCTGCCTCCCGCCACTTTCGGCAAGCAGCATGTTCTGCATCGTGGCGGACGGGTCGGCATCGGCCGGCACGGCCTGCGGGCCTCCATGATCGTTCCAGACCTCATTGGCGAGGTTATCCCCGACCTGCCTGTCATATTCGGGCCGGATGGCGGCCATGGTCTGGGCGAAGACGGGAGCGGACATGTTCTTCCCGTTGGAGAGGAGCATGTTCCGGGCACTGATGGCGTCGCCCTTCTGGGCCGCCGTGATGATGGCCGTGTGGAAGTAGCTGTCATTCCACTTCTGGATGTTCTGCAGCGTGACAGGATGGTCCGCCCCGTAACCCAGCGTGGCATTGCGGGCGATGATGCTCTGCCTGCCCTGAGCGTAGGCACTGGCGAACGCTGCCGGGTTGTCGCTATTGGCAGCCCCGCTGCTGGCAAGGGAGGAGAGCGTGGCATCCTGCACGTTGTCCTGATAGCTCTGCCGCTGCCCGGCGGCATGGGCGGCCAGACTGCCCAGCGCACCATTCATGAAAGGCTCGCTTTCCTGGGCGAAGATGCGCTGCTGTGCGGGTGTCAGGCCGTTCATGAGGGACTGCTGATACTGCCGGAAACCTTCAGCCGTTGGCTGCCACGCATCCAGTGCCGCCTTGTCCTTCAGGCCGAGGAAACCCGGCTTCATCGGGTCTGACGGATCTCCGTACTGCACGACCTTGCCATGTTCACGCAGGCTGTTCATGGCGTTCTGCACGGCAGTGATGTCGTCCTGCCGTTGCAGGCGGAAGGCGGCATCTGCCACATCACCTGCACCCTGCCCAAACTGTCCCAGACCACGGGCAATCATGCCGCCATAATTGGGGACATCCAGTACCTCCGTGCCGCCCGCTGTGACCCTGTCCGGCAGCTTGTAGAGGTCATCCGTGTAAGGAACCTGCGGCATGGGTCATGCTTTCCATGGTGAAGGAGTGGAGGAGGAGGCCCCGGCAATGCTGTGGCCGCTGCCACTGAATGGATCAGTGAATGAGGAGCGGGCACTGCTGGCCATGTCGTTCCATTTCGGGGCGAAGGCGGATACGCCCTGCGCCAGTGATCCTGTGGCACCAAGCGCACCGGAGGCCCATGCGGCAGGCGTTCCGGCTGCGGCAATGCGGGCCTGATTGTTGTAGGAAATCGCCTGATTGCTGTAGGCCGTGGACTGCGTGCTGGCATCATACTGGTCCGTCCCCACGGAAAGGCCGGTATTGCGGGCTGTGGACTGCTGCACGTCGAGAGCGGACCCGCTGGAGGTATCCACACCATTTGCCGCCATGAAGGCCCGCTGGGCTGCCAGATGCTGGTCGCCCTGCTGGTAGTCCCTCTGTGCGTTCAGATAGCCCTGGTCGATGGAGTTCTGCGATGCCTGCGAGGCAATCTGGGCCTGCTGGCGGCTCTGCTCTTCCTGCGCCCTGTTGGAGGCGGCCTGACCCTGAGCGGCGATGAGTGCGCCGGAGGCACTGGCAGCGGCGGAAACACCGGCTGCGATGGCGGCAATGGTACCGGTGATGACGCACATCAGGCAAAACCTTTCATCTCGAAACGGCAGAACATGGCACCGTCCAGCCCATGCGGCTGTGGTGTGCCGATGGTGAAGCCCAGCCATGAGAGCCAGCGTATGGCCCCGGTGTAACGGGCATCGACATGGTTCATGAGCAGGGCGTGCTGCTGCCGCCACTGGTCAACCCAGAAGCGTGTCTCCCGCAGGAAGACCTTCTGGTGGCGGCTGATGGCATCAGTCCCGACCAGCCACGGGATGCCAACATCCATCTTTGGAGCGATACCGAACAAAGCAACGGGTTGTCCGTCATCCAGAAACAGGCCTGCCATGCCGCCATTTCGTGATTCCGCCACGCTCCGGCGCATGGCGGGGAGGATGTGGCCATGCCCGGCCCGGATGACCTCCAGCGCATCATTCCGGCGGAGCATGGGTGCAATCAGGTCGGCATCGGATGGTTCGGCAAATCGGAATGTGAGCATGTCAGGCCTTTCTAACGGCGTCAGTCATCCAGTCTGTCAGCTGGATGCCGATGCTTCTCTGTCCCTCACGGTAGGCCGTTGCACCCGTATCTCCGGGAACGAATGAAGCACGGTCCCGGCCTGTGGCCTCGATGATGCGCCGGAGAAGACGCTGCCCCTCCGGCAGTTCCAGAACGGCCTGAATGTCGGACTGCTCCTGCGTGGCACGTGCCTTGCGGCGGCGTCCATGGTCCCTGATCTGTTCCTCATCATGCGGGTCGATCGTCATTCCCTGTTACCCCTGTGCTCCGGCTGCGAAACTGCCCATGATCGCCTGCAGGGCGTTCGTTCCGCCTCCCACATCCGTATCGGAGAGCGTCTTGGCCCCGGCTGCCATCTGTTGCGCCTGTTCGGCCATCTGCTGCTGTTGCTGCTGATAGGCCCGCTGCTGCCTCTGCTGGGCCACGAAATCCGGGTCTCTCAGGATGGACGGGTCCACACCCAGCAGGTCGCCGTAGCGATCAATGGCGGCATCGAGATCCAAGTTGTCCATGATGGACGGATCGGCACCGGCCAGAGACCCGGCGAAGCGGACGATCTGCTCTATGCCGGTCGTCTCCGTGGCCCGCTGGGCCTGTGCCATGATGGAGCTGTAGGCGATCTTGATGTTGTGGCCGTTCAGCTCATCAGGGCGGGGCAGGATGAGGCCGTGGCGTTCCATGATCTCTAGCGTCGTGGTGATGATCGGGTCCAGTGCCTCGTTGTGGAACCGTTCCAGCACCGGGCCGAGAGTGAGCATCTTCTCCTGCTGCCGGACATTGATCTCAGCTGCCGTCACGGGCTGGGTCGTCTCCATGCCCTGCGAGACCATCAGGATCAGGTCATTCCGCAGCGTCTTGCGTATCTGGTCCTGAAACTCGGCAATGCGCTGCTGCAGCGGCGTGACGTTCGGGCTGACCTGATAGACGGGCCGTATGCCAGCCCCGGAACCGGACGCATTGAGGCCCGGAATGAAGTTCAGGCCGCCGGGCAGCAGATTGACCATGCTCTCCTGCAATGAGGCATCAGCCATGGTCGGAGGACGGGCATATTTGTCGATGGCCTCGGCCAGCCTGACCTGTGCCACCTGCAATGACTTGATGTCCGGCAGGGCGTCTTCACCGGGGCCGTGTCCATACACATCATTGCTGGCCGTGGACCAGCGGGGCGCAATGAAGGGCTTGCGGGGGTAGGCCTCGATAAGCAGGGCCGGGTGCGTGTCGTTCCCGTATTCGTAATAGACACCGATATAGGGCGCACCCTGCCAGCCGAACGCCCCGGCAACGCGGGAGCTGTTGGGCATGATGGCATGGACGATCGGCAGCTCCACCGTCAGCTGGCGGCTTTCCCAGAGGGACTGGACCGTAGGGGACACATTCTCCAGCCCGAAACGCTGGACGATCTGGGCCACGTTCTGGACGTATTCACGGAAGAGGGTATCGACCTCGCCCCGGTCATTCTGGGCGAGGTAGTATTCCCCTGCGGTGAGGGGATAAAATCGGACGATGTCTTCATAGTCCTGAAGGATGATGCAGGCCGCTGTTCCGAAACCGGCCAGCTCCTCGTAAGTCTGGCTCATGGCGGCATAGAAATTGCCCGTCGCCAGCACCCGCTGGAGGCGGGATTTGGTGTCGGACAGCCATCTTTTGATCCTGTCATCATCATTCAGCTGGTCATTGTTCGTCTCCAGCCGGAACCAGTCACGGGCCGGGGACGTGATGCCCGCCATGAGGAAAGCCGCCAGATTGCCCAGCGCAATGCTGCCTGTTCTGTCCACGATCTGCGGGCCTTTGACACGCCCTCGGCTGGACTGGTTCGGCACATGGAAATAGCGGCCCCGTGTCGGCAGGATGTAATGGCTGATCTCACGCCATGTGTCCCGCCAGACGAGCCTGTCAGAACGCAGCATGACAAGCCTGCGGTCCGCCTCGTCACGGAGGGACTGCATACCTGCTTCATCACGCATTAACGGGTTATGCGTTGCGACGGGACGCTGGGCCATGTCAGCCGCCGAGCAGCGTCTTCGGTGCGCTGTTATTCGTCTGGGCCAGTCCCTGCGATCCGGTCAGCAAGGTGCTGCCGAAACCACCAGCAAGCTTGGCTGCATTGGTGGCCTGTTGCGACTGTTGTTTACCGGCCTGCGTGACCTGTGCAGCGGGGGACGGAGTAGGGAGCGGAGTGGAGAGGTGTGGAGCAGATGAGCACATAATGGGTTATCGTGCAGGGCGTTTGTAATTCTGGTGTGTCTTTGGATTAATTTCATGGTACAGTGTAGCCCAGAATAAACAGAGATAAATGGGTAAAAATTATGAAATTTTTACTTTTATGTGTGCCAGCGTTTTTTGCCATACAATATATTATTTTTATTTATTTCATAAATAAAAAAGAGAATTCTCTGATAAGAGAAAAAAAATCATTGGAAAATTCAATGAAAAATTCAATATTTGAATGTGAAATTCGTTCTCAGTGCGAGGAGATAAAATGGAGATTTGGATACAATTTTTTCCTTAATATATTATACTGTATGATAGCATTCTTTATAAATGGATTCAATGTTGTTTATAATTCAACTTATCTTCCTGAAGTAAAATTGTCATATAAGAAGTTAAAAGATATTTTTGTTGTTGATGATTATTATATGACGCTCTATTTTTTTATTCCTGCTTCATTTGGTTTTTTGATTTTTGTTTTATTTGGTTTCTATTGTCTTATTACAAGAAGAAGTATAAAGGGAGGATATTCTGATAAAATATTTAATTTGGTTGTTACATTGGCTGATTCTGGTTTGTCGTCAATTTCCTTTGCTTCGTCAGTATTTATTGGATTCATTTTTGGTGATATTTTAAAGGTAGGTTTTTATATAAAATCATTCATCGCTCTCATGATTTTGATGTTTTTCCTTGCGTTATTTTACACTTTGATATTTTTGGGCGGGATTATTTTTGTTGAAGAAAAAGCCAGGAGTAAGGCGGAAGTGCTATGTGCATCTCTTATAGGCTTCTCCAAGGATCATAATCCTGCATCTGCTGTGGACGTCCTCCCCAAGGCCCCCCAGCCTGATGGCTCTTCAGCACAGGATAGGCAAAGGTGAGGGCCAGCGCATCGGCCATGTCGGGGCTGGCAAGACCACGCTTCTTCATGTCTTCCTTGCGCTCCAGAACGATCTCGTTGCGGGGATTGAAGAAGTACCACGGGCCTGAGAGGTCAGTCAGGAGCGTCTGGTCGTCCGGTATGCCGCCTGTCTGGAGCCACACCCGCATCGTGCCCCACATCTCGGCCCGCTTGTTGGCGTAGCGTTCAGCATTGGTGTCGTAGTTGGCCCTGTCCGCCCTGGCCCCGAACTGTACTTCCATCAGGCCCCTGACATGCAGCTGGCGGCACCGGTCCACCACGCCAGCCCCGACGCCTCCGCCATCAATGAACACCGCATCAGCCCCATATCTCTGGGCCTCATCAGCCACACGGGCGGCAAGCTGCATCGTGTCCACCTTCCGCAGGCAGATGGGGGGTATCATGCGGGCATCACGCCCCTTGCGGAAGAAGATCACGCTCTGGTCGTCCCCGTAGCGGGCCACGTCCACGCCCATGACCAGCGCATCGGTGATGATGGCGGACACCTCACGCCGGGCTGCCTCTGCCACCGTGTCCGTGCCGATGAACTGCATTGATCCTGCCCGTGGAAACTGACCCTTCACACGCACCCGCATGAAGTCGCTGTCCTCCCCGTAGGTCTCCGCCCATTGCTCGAACAGGGCCTTGTTTGTCCCGTCCACAGTCCGGCTGTCCACCTGCCTGCCGGACCAGCGATCACGCTGCCGGTTGAAGCACTCGAAGAAGCGGCCGCTCGGCTGCGTGGGGTTCCCGAACGCACACCAGACGATTTCAGTCCCCTCATCGGTCAGGGCGCCCTCTGCGACCTCCCAGACACGGTCTATGATGCCGCTGGCCTCATCAAAGATCAGGAGGATGCGCCGTCCCACGTTGTGCAGCCCGGCGAAGGCCTCCAGGTTGGTCTCGGACCACGTCACGGCATCCGCCCGCCACGTCTTGGAGTGGCCCGGCATGGTGCTGTGGATGCTCATGCCATGCACCCTGAACCAGTGCGAGCAGATGAGCAGTCGGAACCATTTTGAGATTTCCGGGAATGTCTTCGTCCGCAGCTGTGGTTCGGTATTGGCCGTGATGACAGCCTTGGTATCAGGGCATGTGCAGAGTGCCCATGCGGTGAGCATGGAGACAAGGGCGGACTTGCCGATCCCATGGCCGGACGCCACGGCCTGCAGGGCAGGCATCAGCACGGCACCCGGCTCATATCCGGCCCGCAGTTTTTCCCCGATGGAGCGCAGAATGTCCCGCTGCCATGAACGGGGACCATCAGCATCAGCCAGATCAGTCCCAGCCTTCCCCCATGGGAACGCAAACAGCACGAAACCTTCAGGGTCCAGGGCGTAGGATGCCACGGCCTCGGCAAGCTGGGCCTGTACGTTATTTGCCACGGTTATTTTTATCTCGCCAATAGCTAACGGACTCCTTGATGAGACAGAATGTCCAGATAATAAATCCTATCAGAAGGAGCCCCGTAACTGCATTCCCTACAAAAAATACTGTTTCTCGTGGAGCGCAGATAAACGATATGACGGCAGGACAAACGAATATAAAGTAGAATATTAACTGAGTGCCGTTTCCCATAGGCCTACCCTTTCATTTTCATTCTTCTTTACGCTCCTGCGCCCTTTTGCGCCCGGCGTCAATCAACTCTGCCAGATTGCCCGTGACGTTCATGTCCACGCTGGCCCGGTCCCTGTAGCGTTCAGGCCTGTGTGCCTTGAGCAGGGTGATGAGCAGCGTGTCAGAATAGCGGTTCTGTGTGACGGGCTTGCCATCCTTGTCCAGCACCAGACCTTTCCCGGTCGTGACGAACTCCGGCACGCCATCTCGTGCACGACGCCACGCCTCTGCCTCCAGCGTGTCTATGGCCCGGTCCATTGCCTCATCCCACTCACGGGCGAACTGTTCATCACGCTCACGGCGAGCATACAGTCCAGGGCGTGACAGGTCAGCCGCCTTGGCTGCCATGGAGATGTTGCCACATTTTGCCAGAGTATCCAGAAATACGCGCGTTGACCTGTTCATCCTGTCATCAGTACGGCTCATGCCACGTTCTCCACGGCAGTCATTTCACGCCGCTCATCAACCAGATAATAGCCACAGTCCCGCTCACATCTGATTGCACATTGGGATCCTACGGCCAGCTCCATGAAGCCCCGCAGCTTCTTGATGGAACGGCGCACGGCGACGTTGGAAAACTCAGGCTCATTGCGGGGATATTGCCAGACTTCTTCAGCAATATCCGATACCGAGGCCAGACGCCCGTTCCGACGCATGATTGCCTGCATGACAAGAAAGTCGTTCTTCGCCAGACGGACTGAACCCCTTGGGGTGCTAAGTATCTGTGTTTCACAGTCAAGCCGCATCTCTCCAAACGTAATTTTCATTGTACTGATTGCCTTGTTCTGTTACAAAAATTCCCACTTCTGACAGAAGAGAACAGCACCCAGCCGCCCGGTTTCCTCGCCGGGCGGCTTTTTCTTTCAGTGTCTCAGTCCAGATCACATGGCTGGTCATGCGAAGGTCCTCCCGTAACTGTCCCGCCGCTCCATTTCGTCCAGGGACGCATAGGCGGTGGGGGCCTGCTGCCGGAGCAGTGTCAGGGCGGAATGTCGGGCTTCGTTCGGGTTCGTGCCTCGCTCATCGCCCAGCGACCGGAACCCATCCGCAGCGGATTCACGGAACCTGTCCAGCCAGAGCCTCTCATCCAGCGGGATAGAGCCATCGCCATGGGGGCGGGAATGGCTGATTTTTTCGTGCTCCCAACGCTGCCTTTGCGCTGCCAGCACTGGCTCGACATGCTGCTCCAGGGCCCTGCACAGCTCAGCGGCGCAAGGGAAGAATTTGAACTGGCGGCGGCAGAACCGGATTGAATCCGACGTCCATGCGGCGTCCGGCAGATCGGCTTCCGCCATCACCTCGACCAGCTCGGCCCAGAACACGGTCCGGGCCCGCTCATCCATCTCCCTGAACTCGACCGAGTGGGCGAGGTAGGACGACAACTTGGTCAACCATGTTCCGATCTGACGGTTTCTCCGCTGCTGCTGGGCTCGGGCGACATCAGGGGAAAATTCAACAATTTCAGACATGTTCAGCTCCGGTAGCGGCGCATCAGCGCCTTGTCTTCTGGGCTCAGTTCAGGGATTTCCACGTCCGTGAAGCCATCTGCGAATCCTGCGAACGGGTCACGAGGGGGGCGGCTGTTACGCTGCTGGTGAGGCTGGAACGGCACGACATTCGCCTGATTTTTCATCGGAAACACACCCTGCCACCCGTTGACCGTGGACCGGTCGAGCACCTCGCCGGGGTCGTCCCCCTGATCCCGCAGAGAGGCCAGCTTCTTCACGATCAGCTGCGCCGCCCGGTCGGTGAACGGCTTTTTCGATTTCCGGCGCATCTCCACGAACCCATCCCATGCCTCGATCGGCATCCAGTCGGGGAGGACGACCTTGGGCGTCGCCGCCTTCGGTTTCGAGGCAGTCGATTTCTTCGGCTGGGGGGTAGGGGGGATAGTATGATG